AATACAAATCAGGAACCTGCTCTGATTGTGGTGCCGCGTGGAATGGCAAGCAACATACCAAAGTTCACGTAACAAGTGTGCCTGCAAGCGGTGGAACTAGCTAATTAGGAGAAATAACAATGGCAAGTACATTTTCGGCATTAAAATTTGAACTCATTGGCACCGGCGAACAGTCAGGCGTATGGGGTAATACCACTAATACAAACTTAGGTACGGCTATTCAAGAGGCCATTACAGGCTCTGCCGATGTTACCTTTGCAAGTGGCACAGTAACGCTTACTTTAACAGACACTAACGCAACTCAAACAGCGCGTAATTTAAGACTTAACTTAACCGGTACATCAGGTGGAGCACAGAACTTAATTGTTCCAGCGATTGAAAAATTCTACCTTGTTAATAATGGAGTAGCCGATGCAATTACGGTAAAAAACTCAACAGGTACAGGTATTGCAGTTCCAATAGGTAAAGCTATGTTGGTGTTTAATGACGGCACGAATGTTGTTGATGCAGTAACACATATGTCTTCATTGACTTTAACTACAGCATTGGCCGTTGCACAAGGGGGTACAGGTGCTACAACAGCAGCAGACGCTAGAACTAATTTAGGTGGTACAACAGTTGGTAAAGCGGTGTTTACTGCAGCTACTGCAGCGGCAGCTCAACAAGCAATGGATACCGAAGTAGGTGTTGATGTTCAAGCATATGATGCAGACTTAACTGCTCTTGGCGGATTAGCAAAAACTGATGGCAATATTATTGTTGGTAATGGGGCTACGTGGGTAGCTGAATCAGGTGCTACAGCAAGAACATCACTAGGTCTTGGCTCTATTGCAACACAAGCTTCAAGCGCAGTAAGTATTACTGGAGGAAGTATTACAGGGATTACAGATTTAGCCGTGGCCGATGGTGGTACAGGGCAAGGTTCGTACACCAATGGACAACTTCTTATAGGTAACACAACTGGCAATACATTAGCCAAAGCAACTATAACGGCAGGAACAGGTATTTCTGTAACCAATGGTTCAGGTGCTATTACGATTGCTTCAACTGGCGGTGGTGGATTCGCTAACATGGATGTCTTTACCTCAACAGGTACTTGGACTAATCCAGGCTCTGTAACTAAAGTAAAAGTCACTGTAGTTGGAGGTGGTGGTGGAGGTGGAACAGGACCAGCAGGAGGTGGTGGTGCAGGTGGTACGGCTATTGAAGTTGTAACTATTCCAACTTCCCCAGTTGCAGTGACTATCGGTGGTGGTGGTGGTGCTAATGCTACAGGAGGTACATCTTCATTTAGCTCTTATTGTTCAGCTACAGGAGGAGCAGCAAATGGGTCGCCAAACCAAGTTGGTGGGACAGGTGGTGGTGGTTCAGGAGGACAGTTAAATATAAAAGGTCAAGCGGGTAACCCAGGTATTGTGTTAAATTTAGGTGGTTCTGGTGGTTCGTCATTTATGGGTGGTGGTGGTAAGGGAGTTCCTGGAGCTGGTGGTGGTCCTGGTGGTGCTTATGGTGGTGGTGCTGGTGGTAATGGAGCTGCCTCTGGAGCTGGTGGTTCTAGTGGTGGTGCAGGCGTAGTCATAGTAGAATATTAAGGATAAAATTATGAAAGCATTAATTAGTACAACAGAAATATCAAATGTCACATGGGTAACATCGTGGGAAGAAGTCACTCCACCAACAGACCCTGTAACATATCAAGCTAAAACAGAATCTACCATTGAAGATACGATGCGAGTAGTTGAAGTGGCTGAAGTACCTTTTGAAGTTAATCCATTATTAATTTGGGTAGACTGTCCTGATGATTGCGTAGCAGATGTATGGTATTACAAAGATGGTGCTGTCTACATTAAACCAGAGGATGCTCCACAACCAGAGTAATCTATGTTTAAAGAAGATGGGTATGTTCATATAAAAGGATTCCTTGACGATAATAATTGTCAAGAACTAACTACGGTATTAACACAGTTAGTAGCTGAAAAGAAAACAACGAAGGATGAGCAGTGTCCTTTATCAGAAGCAATACACGGTACTGTAACCTTTGATAAGTTACTACAAGATTTACTGCCACACTTTGAGAAGCACTGTGGTAAGAAGTTATATCCTACATACAGCTATGCTAGGCTTTATAAGCCAGGTGAAGAACTTAAAGTGCATCGTGATAGACCTGCTTGTGAGATTAGTGCAACAGTCACACTAGGATTTAGTGGTAAGCAATGGGCTATCTACATGGGCGACCATGAAGACAAGTCTGATGCCAATGAGATACTAATGAATGTTGGTGATGCAGTTCTTTATCGTGGTATGGATAAGTGGCATTGGCGTGAGAAGTTTGAAGGTGAATGGCAAGCACAAGTATTCTTACACTATGTAGATGCTGATGGTGAACACGCTGACCAGAAGTATGATGGTAGAGAAAGTTTAGGACTACCAAAAGATAGTGAGATAGCATTGTCTGAATACTGGATGTTACTTGATGGTATCACTCATGGGTTTTGTGATAACCTGATAAAAGAATACAGCAAGAAAGAAACACCAAAAGAACCACCACATATTGGTGGAGATACTGGAACAGTAGACCTTAACATACGCAACACACAGCGTGTTATCCTGCCACAACATGCAGGGATAGGTGCTACGCTAACAGCGTTTGGTTTAAATTCAAACCATCAGAATTGGAAGTATGATATTACCCACTCTAATCAAACAGAGTTTTTAATATACGAACCTGATGGAAAGTACGAAACTCATGTAGATACATTCCACAAGCACTGCGATGAAACAAGGAAGCTAACTGTGTTGGCATTTCTTAATGATGACTTTGAAGGTGGTAGGTTCTACATACAGAATGCACATGATAGAATGTACCCACCACAACAGAAAGGAACGATACTAACATTCCCATCCTACATGCCTCATGGTGTAGAACCCGTAACGAAAGGAGTTCGCTATTCAGTTGTTACTTGGATGGTAGGACCATACTTTAAATAGATAAAGACAGAAAATATGGTAAAATAAGGGCATTGCGTTAGGAGTAAAAATATGCTATCTATATTATCAGGAATTTTAGGTTTTGCTACATCCGGTCTACCCAGTGTGCTGAAGTTCTTTGAGCAAAAAGGTGACCAAAAACATGAACAGTCTATGGCTAGATTAGAAATAGACAGAACTATAGAAATGGCCAAGGCAGGTTATGCATCCCAAGAAAGAATTGAAGAGTTTAAAACAGATCAAGTGGAAATGGAAACCTATGCGGAAGAACGTGTTGCGTTATATAAACATGATACGCAGTTGGCAGAAGGCGCGTCTCGTTGGGTTATTAATCTCCGTGCTAGTGTTCGCCCCATTATCACCTATATTTTTGTTTTTATTCTTTTGGTGGTCGACTTTGTAGGCTTATACTGGGCCATTCAGTCAGGACATAATTATGCAGAAGCTATGCAGATTGTTTTCAGTGATGAAGAAATGGCTATTGTTGCATCTATTATAGGATTTTGGTTTGGCGCCCGTACGTGGGATAATAAATAACAATGAGTTTTTTTGTATATAATATAACCTGTAAAATAAATAATAAAAAATATTATGGGTCTACTGGTAATCCTAAAGGGAGATTTAATAAACATAAATCAAAGTTACGAAACAATAAACACCATTCAAAACACTTGCAATATGCTTGGAATAAGTATGGAGAAAATAATTTTGAATTTGCAGTATTAAATACATTTCATAACGAACTAGACATGATAGAAGCTGAAAATAATTTGATTCATTGTAATTACATTCATTCATATAATATGAGTAAGACAGCTAACCCTTCTTTTGTAAGAGGTCACAAAGTATCTGAAACTACTAAAGATAGAATAAAAATAGCAAGAGCAAAGCAAATAATGACTTCTCATAGAGCTGAAACTATAGAAAAAATAAAAACAGCAAGGGCAAAACAAGCAATGAAAAGGGTTATATTTATTACAGAATTAGGTATTTTTGTTGGATATGATAATTTATGTGCCGCTCATAATATATGTCAAGAGACAGCTAGGAAATGGATAAGGGATAAAAAAGTTAATTGGAATAGAATTTGGTAATGAGAACCTCTGATGAAGGCATCAAACTTATTAAACACTTTGAAGGGGTACGTAAAAAACCTTATATCTGCCCTGCCGGCTATTGGACTGTTGGCGTTGGTCATCTTATCAGTCGCGATGCTAAGCTACCTTTTGAATGGTTTAGGGCTTTATCAATTGGGGAGATAGATGATTTACTTAGAAAAGACCTACGACGCTTCGAGTTGGGAGTACTTCGTCTGTTGGGTATTGTGCAACCAAGTCAGTCTGAGTTTGATGCTCTTGTCAGCTTTAGCTTTAATCTTGGCTTGGGATGCTTTCAACGAAGTACAGTTCGCTCAGCGTTTATACGTGGTGATAAAAAAAGGTCTGGGGAAGTTCTTTTAAAATACCGTAGAGCCGGTGGTAGAATACTACAAGGCTTAGTAAGACGACG